CAAGCGTTTCTAATCGCATCTTTAAGAAGTTAAGGTCATTTCCTACGCAAGACAGAAAACAAGCTCTTGAGAACGCAATAACAGGTGGCTGGAAAGATTTATTTCCTGTTAAGCAATCTAAGTTTAGAGAAGAACCAAAAAACCACCCTGCTCAAAAAGTTTTTAAAGCAAGTAATTCTGATATGCCACCAACCTTAAAAGAGCTAGGTTTAGACAAAGCTATGAATGGAGAAAACATAGGAGGTATTGAATAATGGCTAAAAGTCAAATTGAAATCGCTGTTGAGTTTCTCAAAGAACGTGGTTGGGAATTTAGACCTGCTCAAAAGATTGAAGGTGTCTTTAAACCTGTTGGTAAATATGATGCCAAGAATCCTGTTCAAGACGACTTCAGTATTTATGACAACAAGACTCTCAAAATGTATGCTTATCATATTTCTTTAGCAGAGTCACAAGGTAGAACTTGGAGGTATGTAAATTAATTATGGAAAAAGCATTTGATCGCATATCAGTAATGAAAACTCTCAAAGATGGTATCAAAAAGGGTTATTGGACTTTAGAAGATTTAGATAAACCTAGTCCACAATGGAAAGAAGTTGTCGATACCTGTAATGGACACCCATTGTATATTCGAGGTTATCAAGGTGTTAAATTTCAAAATCTTGCTAGGGTTGAAGAACCAAAACCTACAAAAGAAAAAATAGAAATTATTGATCCAAAAGACTTACCAGAGTACGACTTCTAATGAAAACTATCGAATTACTAAAACCACTTCCCATCAAACGAGATGAGGAAAGACATCAATATGTCAATATTGAAACAGGACAATGGCTATCTTATTCGACTACTGGAGTTTGTAATGACTTAAGTGAAGAAGATAAAGAAAACATTGAAAAGTATAGATTCATGTGGCAACCCAGAGGAGAGAAAGTACATGAGTGTCTAGCAGAAAGAATGTTAGGTAATACTGTTGACATTGATGCTGGAGAATATTGGCAATGGGTACAGCCTTTATTGACACATGAGTTGTTCACACATTTTCAACCAATGGCAGTTGAACACATGATGTCGATACCAGATAAATCAGTTGGTGGTCAACTTGATCTTCTTGGTTATGACACTAAGACCAAACAGATTCGATTGATTGATCTTAAAACCAAAGGTAATTCTAAATATGATATTAGAAAACGATTTAAAGAAGGAATGATTGAAATAGAAGATGTTTATATCAATCCATTTCCTGAGGAAAATACTGTTGTAAAACAATATTGGAAAGAACCTTACTCAACTGATAAGCAACTTGGTTGTTACATTGAAATGTTGAAATTAAACTATGGATTAGTACCAGATGTATGTAATACGATCTGGGCTTATGAAGGTAGGTGTATTTTAAATAATGACCAACCAACAGAAAGATGTCTTACTGCATGGCAGGAAGCATGGGAAAAGTTTGAAGCTAAACAGGAATTGTTTTAATGACAAAAAAAGAAAAAATACAAGCTGCTCAGAAACGTATCGAGGAGCTAAGAAAACTTATCTCGGAGTGGACAAAAAGATGACTACTAAAAAAAATCTGCCTAACGTATGGAATTATTCAAAAAAAATAAGTGATATTCCAGAAGGTGCAATGAGTGTTAACACAAATGATCCAGATAAATTAAGAATTTTTAAAGATGGAAAATGGCAAGAGTTTGATCCGTTTGAAGATTTAAAAAACAGAAAAATAAAGGAGACAGAATGAGATATATACTTGATGTTTCAGGACATGACCTAAAACTAATTAGAGCTTCTATTGTTAACTTTCAAAGATCATTAGAGATGTCAGATCATGCAGAATTTGACAATATAATTGATGATCTTGATGATGTTTTTTTTAAAATATCAAGAATGAAAAAAGAACAACTTAAAAATAAAGTTATTAGAAAATGGGGTAAGAAAAAATGAAATGTCTTTATAGAGAACTTGATCGAAGAAAAAAGTATTTAATTGTGAAGTTGAACAATGAAATAGGACATCTTTCGGATTTATGGTTTGCACAAGAAATTACAGATAAAGAATATTGTGTAAGGTTTGAAAACCTTAAAAAACGTATCGAAATGCTTGAAGTATGATATACTTCTGATATATAATAAAAGTAAACAATCTTACAAAATGCAACTAAGAGAATACCAAACAACTGCCTTAGAGCAGTTACATCTTCAACTTCAAAATCAAAACAAATCTCCCTTACTTGTTTTACCTACTGGTGCAGGGAAAACAGTTATCTTTTCAGAATTAGCAAAAGATTTTGTTAGTAAAGGTAAGAAAGTAATGATTCTCGTTCATAAAAGGGAACTTATCAAACAATCCTGTCAAAAACTTGATTTAATAGATTCTAAGTATGGAATTATTGCATCTGGATTTCCCAGGAATGATTCTCAACCTTTACAGGTTGCCTCTGTTTATACGCTTTACAGAAATATTGAAAGAGAAAAATTTGTACCTGATATAATTATTTTTGATGAAGCACATCATATTGCAGCTTCTACATGGTTAAAGATTGTCAAAAGATACAAAGATGCTACTAAAGTGGGAGTAACAGCTACACCAATACGTTTAGATAACAAACCTTTAGGTAAATTTTTTAATGTATTAATATCTGATGTTCAAACCAATGAATTAGTATCAAAAGGCTATTTATGTGAACATAAGGTTTTTGCAGGAGCTAAACAACCTGATTTAACTGGTTGCAGATTAAAAAGAGGAGAGTATCAAAAAAAAGATTTAAAGAAAGTAATGGATCAACCAATGATTATTGGAGATGCAGTTGAACAATATAAAAAACATTTATCAGATAAACCTGCAATCGCTTTTTGTGTAGATATTGCTCATGCAAAAAAAGTACATGAAAAGTTTATTAAAGAAGGTGTTAAAGCAGAATTACTAACTGGAGAAATGAAATTAGATGAAAGAGATGAAGTTCTCAATAAATTAAGAAATCACGAAATAAGTGTCATTGTCTCTATTGATATTATTAGCGAGGGAACTGATTTGCCTTGTGTAACAGGAGCTATTCTTTTAAGACCAACTAATTCTCTTGCTTTATATGTTCAGCAAGTAGGAAGAATTTTAAGACCAGAAGAAGGTAAGACAGCAATAGTTTTAGATCATGTTGGTAATACTTACAGACATGATTTCGTAGATGTTGAAAGAATCTGGGAATTAGATTTTGATGAAGAAAAAATAAAAAACAAAGCTAAACCAATATTTAAAACTTGTAAAAAATGTAATTATGTTTTTAAACCACAGAAAACTTGTCCTAACTGTGGACATGAACTTACAAAAGAAGAGTTACTTGAAATTGAAGGACAGTTAGAAGAACTAAAAAGGAATCACAATAGAAAACCAGAAACTATAAAAGAGAAGTATAAAACGTCAATATATGCAAAATCAAAATACCATAATTCAAATTTATTAGATTTTGAATTTTTAACCAAAAATAAAAAGATAGTGTTTGAAACTAAAACTGATTGGAATACAAGTTTTTATCTAAATCATAATCAAGATAAACAAGTAAAAACAGGAGATAATATTATTTATTATGTAGGTCATAATCAACAAAAATATGGCATAGTTGTTGGTTTTATTGATAAAGGAACAGAAGATACCTATGTACATCCATATACTGTTCCACCAATTAATGAAGATAATCAGGAATATCTTTTTCCTGATTACATACAAAAAGGTAAAGAGTTAGGAGAGTTGCAAGATATAAGAGAAAACAAATATTTTGATAAAATAATATTTTTAGGAAAGAGAACTCAGCCTTATATTCACATAAGAAATAAAGAAACAGGAGATATAATGAACTTGTATTTACGAAGATTGCGTAAAAAAGGAGATAAAACACACGCAGGTTACACTTGCATCATATTGACAGATAATGGGCTAGAAACTTATGAAACTGCTGATAAAACAGGTTGGATGTCTACAAACTCTATAAACTTTAAACAAGGAGAAAAAGTAAGAAAAAGGATGAGAGGATTTAAGTTTGATAGACGTTTAATGGATAATCTTATTGATGTTTGCAAAAAGGCTCATTTTAATGTTGGTTATAAAATTGATTGGATTCATAGAAATTACTATGCTAGAAAGTTAACAAAGGAACTTCAAAGAACATATAGATGAGTAATCCACAAAAACGTAAAGGAGATAAAGCTGAAAGAGAAGCGGCAGAACTTTTAACAGAAATTACTGGTTTTGAATGTCAAAGAAATTTATCAGCAGGGATTCCTGGAGATGTTGGAGATATTCATGGTGTACCAAACTGCGTGATACAGGTAGCGGATTGGAAAGATAAATCACAAGCCTGTCTTGTTAAACCTAGAGAAGTAGAAACACAAAGAAAAAATGCAGGTGTAGACTTTGTTGCCAGTATGGTCAGGTTCAGAGGAGGACAATGGAGAATGGTGTTGACCCCAGAACAATTTAATACATTATTACAAGCGGCCTTGCAGTAAACATGGTATTCATGTAATATACATATCAAGTAAACAATTACTAATGACCACTATCGAAGAACAACCGCCTGAGATAAAGATTCCTAATTTAGGAGGTCTTATAAGACAAGACGATCTTTATTACAAAGGCAAACTTCCTTATTGCTCTTGGGCTAAAACAGCACAAAGAATAAGAGAACACGCACCTAATTGGTTTTTTGCTTTAGAGCCTGATCCCAATGGTCAAACTGTATGGATAGCTCCTGATAATACAGGTTATTTAATGGGTTATTTTTACAATATAGAATCAGGGATCAAGTTACCTTTATATCCTTATGCCATAACAGGTTATGGAAATAAAACTGTAAAATATGAAGAAATCACTTCAAATGATATTCAAAATTCACATCGAAGATGTCTTTGTGCCTGTGGTTGCTATTCATTTGGAGATGCTTTTGAACTTTGGGCTGGTTTAGAAATTCAAGAAGCGAAAGAAGAGGAGGAAAGGACTCCACCACCACCAAAAACAGGTGTAGCGAAAACTCCTACAAAACCTAATCAAAAGTTAGAACCTACTTCTGTTTTAGAGAAACTTCCTGATCCTATCAGCAAAGATGCAAAGACAACTATTCTTGATAAACTCACACAATTACAGCAATCACAACCTGAGAAGTTGAAAGGAGTTGTTGAATCTTTTAGAAAAAAGTTTGGCATTAAAGATACAAAAATTGTTAAACATATTACTACTGCTGAACATGGAGAGTTTCTTGCTCTTGAAATATCCAAGATAGACGAGAGCTTATGACACCAGATGAAACTTCTACTAATGCGAGAGAAGAAATTATAAAAGAGCTTCTTCTCCGTAAA